TTTTCGTCAACTGAAAATGTTCCTGTACTTCCTGATCCAACAACTGCTGAAGTTGCTCTTAATGTGTTGGCAGTAGCGGCAACGCCTCCAGATTTAGGGTCTCTTATCAAACTTACTTGTCTAAAATCGTTTGCAACAGTTACGTCACCTGAATTAGCTGATTCAGTTCCTTCTAAACTTGTATTTAACATAACAAAGAAACCACCTAACTCTTGTACTGCATTAAATCCGTGTCCACCTTTTGGTTCAATTATTACATCTAATTCTGTACTGATTAATGATCCACCACCAGCAGAATTTATATCTGCAAGTTTAATATATGCAAAAGTATATCCTGTTCCTGGAGTAGTTACGGTTACATCTGTAACTGCACCTGAAGCAATAGTTACTGAACAAACTCCACCTGATCCATCTCCTCGTATTGCAACACCTGTATGTGTTCCGTCTGTTCCAGCTGAACCTGCTGTTTTAATTTTAATTATATTAACTGCACCATCTACAGCAGCAGAACTTACTGTTGCATTTGTACCAACTGCCATAAAATCTACAGATAAGAAATCTGCTTGTTGAGCGGCAGTTAAAGTATACATATACTTCCACTTATATCCGTCAGCAGTTGTTAATATTGTTGTTGATGTTCCTGTAGGTTCTACAGTTGAAGTTGCACCGTTATTGTTATCTAAACATTTATATACGTTTCTTTGAGTTGTTAAAACATAAAAAGTTGCGTCATATAAAGTAGCAGCACCACTTGTTGAAGTTTGTGCTGTTGTTCCACCTGTTACATATCCACCATAATCGTGTCTGTAATAATCATAAACTGTACCAGTCACCCAATTTCTTCTAGGAACTACAAATCCAGCATTTGTACTTGCAACTTTTTTACAAGCAAGCATACTGTCGTATGTAAAATTTTGTGTATTTTCATTGTCAGGAGGAGTTACAGGTAATAAATCTGTACCTTCGTTATTTGTTCTACCATCTCCTCTTGTAGAAGTAGTAAATGGTTGAGGTCTTCCTATTCCTAAATAGAAAGTATTTCCTGACGCTTCAGAAAATGCTTCTTGGAATTGCTCCGAGTTGTGAATTCTGAATTTATTTGTTATAATTGCTGGCATTAATTATCCTCTTTCATATATTTATACAAGTTATTCTACGCTTCTATTTCTATAATTCTAATTGTACTTAAAACTGTTCCACCAAACATTCTTGAACCTGCTTGACCATTAAATGTAAATGTTCCTGCTGTTGCAATATTTCCACATCTTACTTTATATGTTCTAGCAGTAGTATTACCTGATAATTCTGAATACATAACTGTCATATTACCCATACTGGTTGCGTCTTTTATAAAGTTAGATGTAAATGCTAATGCGTCTGCGCCTGAATCTTTATATATTCCTGCACCACCTCTAGTACCTGCTGATTGTGAATAAAATATTTGTGCTTCAATCATTAATGTACTTGTAGCAGATTTAGGAGTTATTGCTAAAGTCATATACTCATCTCCTTCAGTATTTTGAGGAATTGTGTCGTCTTCTGGAAATATTGTTGTTCCTGTATTAACAGCACCTGTTTGAGTATTAACTTGTTGTAAAACTTTTCCTGTTCCTTTTGAATTAACTTCTATTGTACCTGCCATAGTTGAATGAGCAGTACATACGTAATATATAGGTCCAGCTTGGTCGTGTGGTACGTCAAAGTATAATACACCACTTGTTTGACCTTGAGCATTTAATCCTGTTGTAACTGTTCCATCTGTAGCAACGTGTGTTAATCCTGTTGAAATTCTATTTGCTGAATTGTAAGCACCACTTGAAGTTTGTATAGCAAAAGGATGTGATCCTGCTAAAGCAGATAAATCAAAAGCAAAAGTTGTACCTTGTTTTATATAAAGTGTTGGATTATCAAGTGTTCCATAGTGTGAAGTAAATCTATATGAAGTTGTACTATTATAAGTTACTGCAAATCTTGCTGAAGCGTCTTCGTATCTACCAATTGTTCCACCAAGTGAACCTGCTTCAAATCTTGTTGTTGAAGCATTCCAAACAAGTCCTTGTCCATCTGCAATTCCTGTTACATTAACATTTGAGTGTCTTTCAACAGGATCATTTTCTGTTAATAAGTTTATCCAACCTGACGCTGAAGCGATATAAGGTTTAAGTGTTGCTTCATCTAAAGCAGGCGAACCTGAATAAGTTGCCGCTGTAGGAAAACTAGCAAGGTTAGGATGATTAAATCTTATTGCTGATCCTTGTCCGTTAATTGTTATATAAGCAGAACCAGTTATTGATAATCCACTTACATTAGTTGCACTTGTTCCTAATTCAACTGCTGTATAACCAATAGTAACTGAATTGTTTGCTAATTGTGAATTTGCAATATTAGCATTTGCGTCTATTTCTGTAGTTGTAATTCCTGAAGCTTTAATTTCAATTAAATCTCCACTTAAAGTTGTTTGTATACCGTTACCACCAGAAAATTTTAAAGTATCTCCTTGTACTATAGTATTAGTTGATGATGTATCATCAGCAAAAGTAAATAACGTACCTGTAATTGAGTTTGATCCAGTATCTATTGTTTTATTAGAAAGAGTTTGAGTTCCAGTTATAGTTGCAACATCACCTGTTGGTGTGTTAATAACTGGACTTGTTAATGTCTTGTTTGTAAGAGTTTGAGTACCGTCTTTAGTTGCAACATCACCTGTTGGTGTGTTGATAACTGGACTTGTTAAAGTTTTATTTGTAAGGGTTTCTGTACCAGCAATTGTCGCAAAATCACCATCTGTCAAAGCAGTATTAAATTCTGCTACGGTTCCTGTAATTGTATTAACACCTAAAGCTATGTTTTTATTTGTTAGTGTATCTGTTGATGTTTCTGTAAGAACTGTACCGTCTATTGCTATTTGAACTTCGTTATTACCAACGGTTGTTGTAATACCATTAGCTCCAATAAATTGTAATTTTTCACCAATATTTACTGTATCTACTGTAGAACTTGTATCTTCAATAGTAATATAACCTTTTAAGTTAGTACCATCACCAATCGCTGTATAGATTTCGTCAAAATTTTGATTTATGATACTACCACCACCACGCAGGTTAGTACCTGTTCCATCATTGGATACTGTTCCTAAAAATATTGATTGTTTAGCCATTTCTTCCTTTAAATTACTTTACTATTTATAATCTTTTACGGTGTTGTATCATCAAAAAGTGGTCCTTCATCATCCCACCTTACAACTGTATTACTGAAGTCATTTTGGTTAAATGTAATTACTGAAGGAAAAGCAGTCATCATCTTAACGTTTTTTCCATTAGCGTCTGAAGACATTAAGAATATTCCACTTCGTCCATCTAAACTAGTCTTTGTACCAAATACCTTTAATTCATTAAATACTTTAAACGTATATCCTATATCATTTGCAAATATAGTAGTTGCGTATTTGTCTAAAGTTCCCCAACGTGGTCCTGCATATGCGTGACCTTGTTTAACAAGTTGCTTATCTATTGTTGACCGTTTTCTAGTTAAATAATCATAATCTATTCCAGCTCTTGTTAGAGTTACATCCCTTTGATTATTAGCAAAGTGTTCGTGTGTTTGTGGGTCTTGGTCAATTGTTCCTGATTCAAGAGCATTTGCTCTTAAAGATGTTCCATCATCTATTGTTCCTAATCTTCTACCAAATATAACCGAGAATAAAGTATTAAGAATTGCAATTAATGGTATTTCAACTTCTTGTCTACCAGAAACAGCACCAATCATAGGCAACGATCCTCTGGCGTCTAATCTATTTGTAATATCTACTTGACCTGTAAAATAAAAACCTGCTGTATGCATTGTCTTTTTAAATGCATCCCGCCATACTGCAATAGAACTAGCAACTTTCAATACATAAGAAAAATCTTGATAGTATAAACTATCTTGTATCTTCATTGTACTTTCAGATAATTTACCATCTTCATTAATAAAGATTCCATCTGTATCTGCAACTGAAACTACATTAACTGTTGCTGAGGCAGGATCATTTTTTGCAATAGTTCCTGAACCACCTGAATCTGCTGATAATACTTGACCTTCTGTAAATGTGCCTGTAATATCTTTTAATCTTAATACATTTGTATTAGAGTTATATGAAACAATTGTTCCTTGTCCACTTGATGTTGTACAAGATTGTCCAACTGTAAAAGCTCCTGTTGCATTTGATAATATAGTACTATTATAAAATGATAATGTTGGAGGAGTAGGAGCGTCTTGATATTTTTTTCCTAATTCAACTGTTTTTAATTTAACAACTCTACCAATCTCATTACCCCACGCATTTACAGTTCCAGTTGAACCTGTTGATGAGTTTATAGTTACAGTAGGTAAAGAAGTATATCCTGTACCACCATAAGTTAAAAATATTTTTTCAATTGTTCCATTGCCTGTATCTTTTTCTTGCATAATACTATTACCAAAATATTGGTCAGCAGCATTAGTACCATCTTCTAAAACTATTTGGCCAGAAGTTTCACTTGCAATACCACCATTAACAACTCTTACAAATCCAGCAGCATCCCTTCCGTTGGTTCCACTATAATCAAATACTAATTCATCTCCAACTGAATAGTTTGCGCCTTTGTTTGTAATTACAATTTCTGTTAATTCTCCTGAACCAATTTCATCAATAGTAAATATAGCTCCAATACCACCTGCAACAACTTTAACTGTATCAGCAATTTCATTTAATGTTCCATCATTTGTAAGTACTTTTGTTCCTGGAATTCCAGTTACAGTAGCTTTAATATACCAATCGTCTTCATCTGAAGCAGTACCTACTATTTGTTCACCAATTTGAAATGTACCTTGAATAGAATCATTATTTAAAATAAATTCTGTAACTGTATCTGCACCAATTTGATACTTATTAACATTTTCAATAATTGCATATGCATTACTAGTTGAACCTGTTATTGTTCTTCCAACTAATTGTGCTGTATCGCCAGTATCAGCAATTGCTCTTAAAACTTTTAATGTATCATATTTACCATCTGATACTCTTAATAATTGTTCTCTTGGATAAAATGTTTGTGATTCTTCATTAAATAATACTCTAAAAAATATTTCGTGTCCTTTATTTGTACCTTTAGAACGATAAAGAGATTTAATATTTTTTATAAGATTTCTTTTATTAACATTGTTAGCTAATTTATCTGGTAACGTTGCAAGAAATTCATCTCTAAAATTTGATAAGAAATTACTAATTACACCATCTGGGTCTCTAAACTTAACTAGGTCAGCAATATTATTTACAGGATTAGGTTTATAATTACTTATTACTGCATAAGCATTTGAACTACCACCTACAATTGTTTCACCATCTATAAATGAACTGTTTGCACTTATGAATAATCTTCCATTATTTAAATCTTCTGTTAATACAATAGCAGTTGCATTAGAAGTTTGTCCTATAATTGTTTCACCTCTTTCAAATTTTCCATATTCAGTACCAGAATATTTTTCAAAAATAATTTTATCACCTGCGTCTATTGATGTTCTTGCACTACCTTTAGCACTTGCGTCTAATACTAAATTATTTGCTTGATTAGTTTCTGTTTCTAATAAAATACCTTCTGTTGATTTAATAGAAGTTACCGATAATTCAGCAGACTCTAATAATTGATAATAGACTTTAAGAAATTCAGCAAACTTTGGATGTTCGCTAACTACGAATTCGGGTAGTTGTCCCGAAAGTAATGTTGAGATTTTATCAGTAAACTTTGCCATTAGTCATTAGTAGCTGGAAGTAGTTGTGTATCCGACACCTGCCTCAGCACTTCCTCCTACAAAACTATCAGCTGTAACTGTTATTCTTGAATTTGCAATATCCATTTCAACAATTTGGTCTCTAACTGGAACAACATCATTAGAACTTGGTACTACAGTTAATTGTATTACTGTTGAAGCGGCTCCATCAATATTTGATATACTAACAATGTTCATTGAATTAAGTGTTATTGCACCTGTTGAATAATCAACAGTACCTTGTGTTGAATTTAAATAAGTTTTTACTCCACCTGACAAATAATATAATCTTACATTACCTGCGCCATCATCATCAAAAAAGCATTCGTTAGTATTACCATCTACTTTAAATCCTGATGAACTTAATATACCACCCTCACTTGATAAATGTCCCGAGTGTGGATTATATAATGCATTTCTAAAATAGATATTATATTTTGAAGATGTACTAATTATTGGTTGGAAATCTTTTCTAATTTTAACAGTTGTAATGTTTGATAAAATACTTGTATCAGCACTATCAATCAAACCTGTAACTTTTGAATATCTGAATACTGAATCAAACCTTTGTAAAGTAGAAGCATTGTAAGTTGTTAATGAATCAATAACATCTGCCTTTATAGTGTCAGCAGTTTTTGCTGTTGCCTTTGCGTCATACTTAACATTTGAAGTAATTAATACAGAAGTTGTTTCTGGATCTTTTATAACTGGTCTTACTGAAGCAACGTTATATGGTTTTAATTGAGTTACAATATCTGCTTTTGATGTATCTGATAATACTGTTCCTGATTTTGCTTTGATTGAAATATTTACAACACCATATTGTGGAGTTTCATCATCTTCACCACCCCAAGCACTTACAGATTGAGCATTTGGATAAATTGATTTAACTAACGTTTCATAATCAGTTGATGTAACTGCTCTATCTTGAGCAGCGTATTGTAAAGGTGCATTAAATTTTATTGATTCATTTGTTTCTGCATTTGCACCACCTGATGAATTTGAATCAGTTGATATAGTTACATTTGTAAAACCACCAATATTACCTGACAATGAAAATTTTGAAGCACCATTTGATTTTACTGTATTAGTTACAATGTATTCTAATATAATAACATTACCATCTTCTAATTTCTTACCAGTAACACCATCACCAAAATATACTTCATATTTGTTTTCAGAACCTTCTTGTATAAAATAAACTTTTGAATCACTTGAAACATCATTATAACCACCTGCTAAAGAATAAACAGTTTGAGTTGTATCTGTATTACTATTTTGCACGGTAACTTTTAAAGTTGAAGTATCTGCTCTATCACTAGGTATTTCAAATTTCATATCATTATCATTTGAGTCAAACGTATATTTAAATGTAACCAATGTACCTTCATAAAGAGGTACATTATTAAATTTATAAACTCCATTTTCTGGTGTAATTGTTATATCTGCGTTAGTTACATATTCGTAATCTACTTTATCAACTGTAGTTGTAAAAACTGTTCCCTTCTGCATAGTTACAGACGAACCAGTTGCATTATTAAGAACAACATCAATTTGTGCTCTTGGTGTTCTAGGAGATGTAGGAGTATATCCTAACATCTTTGCTAATGAAACAATATTTTTTCTTATGTCTGCACTATCCAAATACATTTCATTTGTGGACATATTTGCAATGTAAGACATATAGTGAGTATTATAAGATAGAACATCTAATAAAATAGATAAACTTGAACCTTCAAAATCATAGTCTTGAAATTGAGTTTGACTTTGTAAAAAAGTTTTTAAATTAGCTTTTATTGCGTCAAAATCTAATTCTGATATTTCTAATTTGTGTTGTGCCATCTTATCTTACCCTATATAAATTTATTGAAACTTGTTGTGGTTGTGGTACTCCTATAATATCAAAAAAAATATCTATAACTACTCTATTGTTATCAATCTCGGTTGCGCCAGATAAAAATTCATTAGCTTCTTCTGCTCTTGCCCCTTTTTCAAAATCATCTCCATTTACTGTAATACCAGTTAATCTAATTCTTGGTTCATTATTAATTAAAACTTCTTCTATTTTTCTTTTGATATATATTGAAATTACTGGTGAGTAATTTTCAAATAACATTTCTCTTATACCACATCCTAATTCTGGATGCATAGGTCTTTCATAGAAATTTGTTTGTATTAAATTTCTTACTGACCTTTTTATTGCTATTGCGTCTTCAACCACATTAACATCATTAGTAACTGGATGTCTACCAAAGTCTAAATCTAAATCTTTAAACTTCCTAGATTGCCTTTTACTAGAACTTTTGACGTGTGGTGTATAATCGCCTAAAAATGCTTGATTGTTTTGTGCCATAACTGTAATATTTATAACAGTTATCCCGCTCTTACTGTATCAGAACCTTGAATCATTGCTCCACCATCATAAGAATCTCCAACTCTTGCAACAGGTATATTTTGAGCTCTTACTGTAGAAGAACCTATGTTAACCTTTGCCATATGTGGCATACACGGTGGTGGAGGAGGTCGTGGTCTAGTATGTGGTAATGTAGGATCATTAAGTCTAGCAACTGGTTTATTATTTGCTCTAACTGTAAATTGTGTTGCTTTAACACCTATTACAGCATCACAACCGTGACCAGTTGTGCCTAAATCTAAATCCCTACAAAGCTTTGGCATTACGCAATTATCCAAATAACTACGATAACTACTATAACCCAATTTGGTACTGAACTTTTAGTAAACCATTCTTTTACTTTTTTTGTGTCTATTGGTTCTATCATTTTATTTCTATTTTGCCTCCAGCTGTTTCTATATCTTTTTTAATCTTATCTGCTTCTTCTTTTTGTTGGTCTTCTGCAATTACAGAAGGAACGCCTTCAACAAAATTCTTTGCTTCAAGTAATCCCATATCTTTAAATGCTCTAACTGCCTTAATTACACTAATTTTTTTACTATCTTCAAAACCTGTTAACGTAACTTTGAATAAAGACTCTTCTGTTTTTTCTTGTACAGGTGCAGGTGCGCTTCCTTGTATAGCCGCTAAATCTATACCCCAAGTTTTCTCTAATTTTTTTGCTAATTCACCTGCTTCAACTACTGTTAATTTACCTAATTGTTCTACTAACGTATCAATATTTGACATATTCTATTTTCCTAACTTATCTTTTCTACCAATGGGTAGTTTTTGCCATTTTGTCATTTCAACACCTTTCTTACTTATCCACTCAATAAAGATTAAAGGTGTTTTTACTTTATTTTGAAAAGATTTAACTGCCTTTTTCCAACTCATAGACGTTATTTCTTCATTAATATCTTTATTATCAGTAAACTTAAATTTTCTTTCTTTTGACATTCTGTTTTCTCAACTTTCTTTTACATTTTTTATCATCACATCTGCAATATTTACAAATTTCTATTTTCCTAGCTTCCATCATTTCAAATTTCGGTTCTCCACAATGGGATTCCCTACCACAATTGTTGCAATAAGTCATAGTGATATATTTATACTAAAAATTACAAGTGAAAAGGGCTTCCCGATTCGGAAACTTTTCAAAATCGTAAGAAAATTTGCAATTATGCACGTTTCCGCAAGAAACGAGAACAAAAAGCGAACAAATAACTAAAAAAACCTTAATTTTTCTCATTTTTTTGAATTTTTCCCTTGACTTTTTTCTATTTTTAGTATATATTTAACGTATAAGTTGAAAAAAGGAAACATTATGAAAAAAATACTTGAATATTTAACTATTATTCTATCAATAGGAGGAACTTTGTGTCTAATCGGTGCTGTCGGCGCAATTGACGGCGGTTATAAAGGAATTCCTATGAACGATAATTGGTTTTTATGTGGTAC